TGTACTCCCATTATGCCATACTTGGGCGATTTCAATATATTCATCAATCCCTCTTCTGCCATCAACTACAATACCACCATCAATAGCAAGTGCTATATTATCTCGTCCTCCGGTTACGCTAATAGATACGCCCCTGTTTATATCATAAGGTCTTGATCGGTGATCGTAGAATCTTCCTAAATAATCGACTCCTAATGTACTAAATGGACCAACAATCACTTGTCTATTGGGACTATTAAAACCAATCATATTGTCGTAAAGAAACATTTCGTTACCAGAATTTGTGCCACTAACAGAACCCGTTCCGATGTGGGTGTTGGATATTTCAAATCCCGCTATTGTTCCCTTTGTTGCGGCTAAATTTGTTACTTTCAAGTTATCAACGTCGATAAAATCCGTTACAATCTTTCCGTTGCTGATAAACGTCTTATTCCCAATCAACATCGCACCCGTTGCAGGAAGTGACAATTTACCGTCTGCTGTTAATTCAAGTCCGGTTACATTGTGCTTAATTGAGCCGCCTTTTAATAACCAACCCTGCGTTTTTGACAGATTACCAACGAATAAACCCGATGTTCCTAATATATCAATCGTTGCATTTTGGGCTACTAACAACTGCGTAGCGACATTTATAAATTCGTTAAACAAAGTCCATTTCGTTACATCGAAAGAAGAACCGGAATTATGATCCGCACGACACGAATAAGTATTACCGTTGTAGATGATAGTATCTCGATACTGCGTGTTGTTAACATAGTTGGTGTTTGCTTTCCACTCACCGCGCGGACGGATTAGAGCACCGGGAAGCCCGGTTGCCCCAGTTGCACCCGTATCACCCTTATCGCCTTTATCTCCTTTGTCGCCTTTGACCTTCGTCCACGTGTAAGCAGAGAACGTATTACTGTCTGCCGCTGTGAAGTCGGTGTATTGTCCGATATATGCGCCCGGCGTCTCACCGTTGTTGGCGGTGAATGTCGTACCGTTGTCCGAGTACTTGATATGCAGATAAGAAGTTTGTCCGTTGGCTCCGGTTGGTCCGGCAATACCTTGATCTCCTTTAGGACCTTGCGAGCCTTTCAACTGTACCCACTTATAAGAAGTGTATCCGGTTGGAGCGGTCGCACTTGTTGTTACCGCCGTACCGATATAAGTGTTCGGAGTGTCAGACATCGGATTACCGTTCGCATTAGCGGAGTACTTCACGTGAAAATACTGTGATGTGCCGGGAATACCTTGCGATCCGGTCGGTCCTGTATCGCCTTTGTCGCCTTTTGCCCCAGTTGCACCCGTATCACCCTTATCGCCTTTATCTCCTTTGTCGCCTTTGACACCCGTTTCTCCCTTAGAGACATATTTAAGCCAATCAGTAGAATTGTCTGTTGGTTCTTGGATTGTTTTGTCTGCAATACATATCCATGTACTGCCATTGCATACAACTTCATCATAGTACCAATATGTGCCCGGCGTCCATACTCCTTTGAAAGCAGGTACGGGAACTTCGGTTATACCGTCGTTAGATAATTGCTTGATAGTCCCGGTCATATACACATTGCGGAGATACGCACTATGTCCGGTCATTTCGATACCAAACAATTTCAAGTTAGACAAGTCGCCCAACTGCATAGCGATCATTTCCTTTGAAATCTCCCAACCGTTTACACCTGTCAGGTAACGGACATAGCTTTGTGTCGAGTAGCTCGATTTTTGCCGCTCTTTGTTTGTGAAGTTACCATACGAAACGAAGTGCATAGCCTTGCAAGGGTGTGCGGTTGTACCAGAACGAAGCGCATATTTAAACGTAGAATCACCGATCTTTTCAGTAATACGAAAATAAGCGGTTTGAAATCCGGTTGAGTCGTTGAATATACCTTTGCAAATATCATCTACCTCTATTTCTGCTATTTCGCCCGGTTCGAGTTTAAGGTAGATAATCCGATTTGATTCGTCTATACGTTCGATGATCCCACCGCCCGGAGCGTTCCACTCTTCACCCGAAACGATTGATACGCGATTGTAGCGTAATTCAGGAACTTCAAGGAAATCACGTAGACGAAGAGATTTTGCATCTATATGACCGTCTTTGCCGATTAGCCAACCGATTAAGCCTTCTGCGTAATCATTTGAGGATATATCACCGGAAAAAGTAGCTGATTTGGCAATCAGTTTATCAAGAATGTTGAGTATTTGCGTTGTTACCGTCGTTGCGGTTAACGTATCCGTAGAAATACCCTTCGTTACGTCTAGCCCGTTATCAACGATTAAACCGCCTAACAACTTGATAAGAAATTGCGTTTCGTCTGGGGCGGTTTTGGATAGATACAAGTCTTTTAAAGCGTCGATAGCCGCATCTAGTTCCTGCCTTATGCGCAAAGAAGAAAACGTATTATCGTCGGTCAGTGCCGTATTATTATCGGTCAGAGCAATAATACGAGACTTTATTTCAAATAGGGAACGAAGAGACGAAAATACATTGTTATCGGATGATGTACGCCCATCGTCCATCTTTAATACATCAAGATCAACGCCACCGCCATTTATAGGCGTTGGCGTTGTTGTACTAATACTTACCGAACCGGAATTGCGTAAATACTTATTCCGAAACGAATGAGGCACTTTCTTATTTTCTACTTCTATCATGTTTCTATTAATGATACGTTACAACTTTCATTTGCGTAATCAATACTCATTTGATCTACTATCATTTCTCTTTTGAGGGAATTTTCGTAAATCCTAGACAGTATCGAAAAGCCACGATTCAAATTATTGCTGTATCTAAATTTAGGAGCTTTATAATGTATATAAAACTTGTCTATTAGTATTTGTTCCGGCAATGCATTTTTATCGTGCAACGGACTATATACCGTTTTTAAATAATCAAATTTATCCCCTGATTTGGTAGCGCAATTTGAGTAAGAAGAAATGTTTTTTGCGTTTGAGTTGATTAATAGTTCGATGTCGTCCATTTCTGTTACATTATTGTCGTTTATCACGTTGCTGTAAACTACGTCGGAGTCGTCAATAGTACCACTAAAAACATCATAGCCCACGCCATTAACAGCGTACTTGAATGTGAAATCGGATATATGAAATGCAGTACAAGGATGACAGCCCCCATCCGTTCGATACATAGGATATTTTCCTAAATGATTCGGAGTGCTTAATTCAAAGCGTATCTTTCCGCATAGTATTTTATCATCTGGAAGTTTAATCGCGACTCCGTCCGTTGAGTCGTACAGATTAAATCTATAACTAACAGTATTCGTTAATCTCTTTTCATCATCGAAAACTTTATCACCTTCTTTGTTTATATGCACCAAATAGAAACCATCTTTAAGCGTACATTCGTCGTGATACCATTTTTCGACAAAAATATCTTCGCCATTTTCCCTATACGCATAAACCTTATTTCTATCCTCGAACCCGCCGGAAGCCTTTTCACCACTAACTGAATCATACTCGCCCTTACTTACAAATCTCCAATCTCCAAATTCATCCTTATACCTATACCATGTAGCCCCTTTATAAGTTAAGTTATGCGTATTTTTATAATAACCTCGATTTACTCGATCCGTATAATACTTTTGATTCCTCCATACTTCTCCATCATAATAGTAATCATCTATATATAATTTGCAAGGAACCATCGTATTATCAAATCCGGCGCCATATTTTGTATTAGAGTATACTTCATCGGACGTTTTTATTATATCGTTCGGAAGAAAAGAGCCGGACATTCTATAAGCGATATTTATTATGAAATATCCTCCTTTGAATAAAGAATACTCTCCGTTTTTCAATGTTAAAAGAGTCTTTCGAGAAGCACTAATTATATTATACGCTTGCAGGAATGAAACGCAGGTTTTCCAACTTAAAGAAGACGGTTCCCCGTCCTCTGTTGTGTAGTCGCTGTACTTCTGCCATACCACACCGGAATATATATCATTAACGTTGTCGATAGTCACTTCAACACCTTCTGCCGGAATATCAAGAAATGAAAAGCTCGGTATCAAATACCCCCAATTACTATTAGATTTAAAAAACGAATTAAGAAGGGTGTAATTCTTTCCGTCTATATCCCTACCAGATATATAATATTTATTGGGATCGGAGTTTTGATTTACTATATCCTTATCGTCGTCGAGCAATTCCGGGCATAAGTTGGTTATCTGGTTCATATTAGCAACAACAGATACTTTATTATACACATCACCAAGCGATATACTTCCCGCGCTTTCAGATACGCCAATATTACGCACATTCAATAGTGCGGAAGGGATTGTTATACTTTCACATGTATCGCTTATTCTATCATAAACGAAAAAATGAAGCTCGTCGTTTTTGATAAAATCATAGTCGATCATATAATAAGCATCCTGATACTGAATGAACGTCATACCGATATATTTAGAGATTTCTTCTAAAACATCTCTACTATTCATCGGCTCGTTAGCTTCATCAAAGAAGTTTCGTTCATGTATATAAATATCTTCTATCAAAGAAGTAGAAACATCTTTCGAGATTCTATTAGTTTTTTGAAAGTACAATTTGTTTAGAATCTTTCCGGGATCGGCAATATCAAGAATGTGCATTATTACATCTTTGAAACTTTTAAAATAGACCTCGGAAGAATTAATATAAGAGTACTTCTTATTTTCCAAAACGGAAATAGTATCGATTGCCTGTATCTCCACTATATTAAGCGGAGTTATATAATCGCTCGAATATAAATTTGGACTCATATATCCAAACCACTCTAAAACATCATCGGTTTTATTATACAAACGAACTTCTATATTTTGCCCTTCGGCTGTATATAGGTCTGATAAAATTTTATCTGTCAATATGCTTGTTACCGAATTAGACATTTTCAACGGCTTGTATAGAGTGTCCGATTCATACTCAACAGTAAACGGGCTATCTGTTAGGGTGAGTTCTTCGGAATACGTTGCAAAGACCGTATGAATTTCAATTCTATACGTCTTGTCTTTCCTGCTCTTAAACTCTGAATAATATCTTAGTTTCATCTTACTTTGCTTTTCTGATTATAATGATTACTCAAAACTCCTTCTAAATCTCTTCCATGTATGCGAAACGTTACGTTTGCGGGCTGATTTCCATTTTCTGCAGACGGTGCAATCTTTTGCGATAAGGAGCCATATAAACCGCTATTAAGCATTTGAAACAAATTACTTTGCTGTGATCCGTTTAGAATCATCTCGCCTGAATTGAGTAAAGCCGGAACTTTATCGCCTGTGAATGATGTGCCAGGCACAATACCACCCGTTGCGAATTTAGGAATACTAGCCATTGCAGCGACGACGGCAGCAACGGCGGCTCCCGCCAATAACCAACCGACAACGGGCGTTTCTGCTGCGGAAGCTACGCCGCTAACTACTGCTTCGGTCTGTTTCGCAGTTATTAACGATTGAATAGCCGGAATAGCCTGCGCAATACTGGATATAACATTTGCGCCCCATTGAAGATACGCCGCCGCACTTTCATTGGTTATTCCAGATAAAGACCCCATAATACTACCAACTGCAGATAGAGATTCGGCATACCTTTCATTCATGTCTATATCTTCTTTTTTAAAAAGTGGATCATATTTCGGCAACTTTAAGTTTTTACCTTCTTTCCCATGAGTAGGAACTTTATCTTTATACGTTGGTTTTACCGGAAGAGACAAAGCGCCGTCTTTCATTTCACCATGAGCACTTTTGAACGTTTCTTGCTCTACAACAAACTTTAAACTTATCCTCTTTGATTCAAGTTCATTAATTGTTGCTTGAATGGCGGAACGCGCTTGCATGCCGGTTTCAGCAATCAGTTTTTTATTTTGCTCTGCGATTTGCGTGTCATACCAAGCGATAGAGCCCTCTTTCGGTTCTTCCTTTGGCGTTTTCCCGCCTATTCCTGACTGTGAAGCGCGGTTCGCCGCTTTCGTCATACTAGATAAATTCCGTCCCGCCGCCTCTGCTGCTGTTGCAACGTTTATTAAATTCTGCAACCATTCATCACTCTTCTTTACTAAAATCGCGTTATATTGTATTGCATCCTGATACTTCGCTAACATCGGGCTTATTGCCTTACTCAATGCATTTGTATCTGTTATTGTAACCGTGTGCACATTCATTCCAGAACCCACCGTTTCGTAAGTTGTGAATTTGGCTTTCAAACGATCGTATTCATCTACGAAGTCTTTATACTGTTTCGCTAATTGTGCCTTTTGTTCATCGCCTGCCGAAGATACATCTAATCTCAACACTTTATCTATATCTATTGCCGAAACATCTACGCCGTCAAGTCCTATTGCCGCCTTTACCATTGCTTGTAATGCGTTTTGACTTCTTTGTTTATATTGTCCTACGATTTCCTCTTGGTCTTTCAGCGTCTTGTCTAATAGTTCCCTAGCTGCTTTCTTTTGCTCTTCCGTTGAATCCTTATCTTTTAAAATAGTTATTTGTTCTTGTATGGTTGCTTGATTCTTTGCATCAAAATAAGAGAATGACATCTTTGTATTTCCTAATTGATCCATCGCGTTGTATGCTTCGCGTGCTAGACGTATAGTTTCGGTTAACCCGTTCATGAACGGCGTCCAGTCTCCACTACCGATAGAGTAGAAAAATTGGTCTACGCCACCTTTTAAGCCGTCCATAGTACGGGCATATTCATCTCCTAGCGTCTGACTGCTATTCATTACTTTATTGAAACCCTCCGAGGCAGTTACAGCAATACCAAGAACCCCGGCGAACTTCATAACTCCCGATACTGCAACGCCGGCCATTTTAGAAATATCGCTTTGAAAAGCGTTTACATTCTTCTTCGACTTATTTAGATTTGCGTCAAAGTCATTCGTTTTAAGCAATAATCTTGTTACTATATCAGACATCTTTATGCGTGTTTAATTGTGATTCTACTTCTTTTGCTTTAGCTCGTAATCGTTGCATCTCTTCGTCCGTTACGCTCGTATCTTTCTTTTCTTCTTCATCCCACGGGAACCGGAGTATATCGGTTTGCTTTAGCGTTTTAGTGCTATTCGATTGCGCTATAATGAAACCTAGCAATCTAGTTTGTTCCCACGCTTCCCGATTACGTCGATTCAATCCGTCTATAAACGATTCAACCTCGATAAAGTCCATTTTATCGAGGAAGTAATCGGGAGCGATCCCGCCCTCACCGACAACGCGCGAATAAAGTTCGCGTATACTTACGGCTTTCGTTTCCGCGTCGTCACCTTCTTTTTTTTTACGTCATTTCCCGCCGATTGCGAACGTAGTTTGATTTCATCCAAAATAAATTCTTTGAATTGTTCGAATAGCGTCAAGTCATTTTCGCATAATTCGATAAATTCCTCAAATTCCATTTTGAACAATTCCTGATTAGAGGCAAGCAGGAACGAATAAAACAAAAGAAACTCGTCTAACATCTTCCCGAACTGAAACGGATAGCCGGATATAGATTCGAACACAAAGAACGCACGAAGCGTATATTTCAAAGAAAAATATTTTCCGTTAAGTGATATTGTTTTCATTGAATAAGTCGTTTAGAGGGCGGCAAAACACCGCCCGTAAGTTATTTACTAGCTGCTTCCTTTGCAAGCGGTCCGGTTCCTTCGAAACTGATTGATAGTGTTGCTTTGTCTCCATCCGGCGCATTTGCTTCTAGCGAAGTGATAACCGCACTACCTGTATATGCACCTTCCGCTAGCGTCCATCCGGCGGCGGGCATTTCGTTTACGTCAGGATTGCCAACAACGCCAAATTTCAGAACAACAGGTTTATGCGCCAAGAACAAAGCGAATAGTTTATCGTAGCTATTCGCATCTGCATCCGCGCTAAACACATTTTCGCTTGAAGCGTTCCAAGAAAGTTTCTTGATGTCCTTCTCCGTCCAGATACCCGAATCTTTACTTTGTGTGTCGATTGTTTCAGCCGAAAGCCCCAATTTGCAAGATGTGGCAAGTGCGATGGCTTTACCGTCGATGAATAACATTAGGTCTTTTCCTAACACTGATTTTGCTTTACTCATAATTTTATCGTGTTTTAGTTAATTATTCAGTTTTAAATGAGAATACGAGGCTTTGAATAAAAGTATCTTCTATAAAATCCTCATTCGCGCTAATTAGTTTAGAATCGATCACATCGAAGTTATCATAACTTCCTCGTTTGTTTTCGAGTGATTTACGTACCTCTTCCGCGATTGTAACAGAGTTCAAATAGTTATCACTGGCGACAACGATCTCAACCGAAACTGTGTCACCCGTACCGTACCTATCTTTCGTATATTCCGGCGTTAAGGAGTTGCGTTTGTAGATCACAAACGGAAAAGATGTCTCCGTTTTGGTCGAGATAGCATATATTTTATCAGAAACCAATTTTGCCAACTCTGTAGAGTCGCTTAATCTCTTATATACGTGCGCACCTATTGATAAACTCATTTCTTTTTATTTGCTACTTTCATTATAGAATCAATTATATTTTTCTCTAGTGAGCTCTCTGCTTCTTTCTGCTTCGATTTGACCGCATTAGAAAAGAAGTGGAAAGCATTTATAATACCCCTATTCGCTCCTTTTTTGGTAGCTCGTTCTTTTGTTCCTGATTCAAACCATTTCAGCATATAGGCGCGTGATCCCTTTTTGCGTCGGTCGATCAGGTCGACCCGTGCGCCGGAAGCATTGCGATAAACTGCTACGTTTATTTCGTTCTTTAGCGGTTTGAACGATACGCCATTCTTAGAACTGCTAAATTCCGCATCATTAACAGCAGAAACTAGATTTTCCTGTGCCTGTTTACGAATGATAAGAATCGACTTTCTAAGAGCGGAGGAAATTGCCTTCTTTGCTTCTTTATCGTTCAACCGTTTAAGTAGTTCGTTTACTCGCGTTGCATCCACTTCGACGCGATACAAGTTGCGCCCGGTGTAATTGTCGTTACTCATTGATTACCTCCGCTTCTATAACCGTTGCTTGTTGCTTCCGGTCGTGATTGATAGATAGAATCTTGTATTTCTGCCCGTCGTATTCGATCCTCATTTTAGCGTTGATCTCTTTACAGATGCGAATCATTATCGTATTAACGGTCGTATTATATATCTCGCCGTTCGCTTCTTTACGTGCACCCGACTTAAAGCGAATGTATGCGCGTTTATCGAATACTTTCACCCAACTTTCAGACGTACCGCCCAGATTATCGCGCTTTGACTCGCTACGGTAAAAAGCGATCATTTCGTTTAATAATCCTGCTTGCATTACGTATATCGTTTTAAAGGTTGCAGTAATAGTTCTATGTGCCCCGGAATAACTTGCGGAGTGGCAAATGTTACCGATTCGCGGTTTGCGTAGTAATTCGCTATAAGGATGCGGATCGCGTGCCAGATACGCCGATCTATTTTTGCGTCCTTAACGTAGGTATCTAGCGGATTATTTAGATACGATTCGATAAGAAGTTGAACGGGTTCGATAAGCCCGGTTATATACGCGTCGTCCGTGTCGAAGTCAACGTTTAAATGCTGTTTGAGTTCTTCGAGTGTTACGTATTGTGCCATATTGTATAAATTAGAAAGGGCTAGAGCCGAAGCCCCAGCCCTTTAGTGAATGATAGGTTATAGAATTAGGCAGAAGCTTTTTTCTTTGCGATGGCAAAGGCTTCCGGGCGAGCTACAACAATATCATAATCAGTATTCAACACAAAGTTTACGACATTACTTTTCGCTCCGGTATACGGGTCTATAACTAAATCCATATCGCCGAACTGACCGATAGCAGCGTTGGAGAATACACCGAATCCGATAGAATCAGCGTCCATGTAGTTAGTAACAAGAACCGGATAACCGTTCACCATACCATTTTGGCAGATCATTTCAGCAGCCCCCTCCGCTTTGGGAGTGGATTTCAAAGTACCATACACCTTTGGAGTGCAAACATAGGCGGCTGTACCGTCCGTAACATCTACGCCCGCATCCATGACAGTAGATTCAAGTGCAACAATATTCGCGAACGTCAATGCGGAAGTATATTCTACATCCGGTTTTGCCTTTACAAACACGCCGTTACTTGCACCAGACAACGCAGCCCCCGAAAACATCCATTTGTTCAAAGTACGGGCAACACCAAGCGAAATTTGTTTTAAAACTACGTCCTGCAAAGAGTAGTTCGTTTGGTTGATCGCACGCTTAGACACCGGGATAGAAATAGATACACGTTTGGGTGAAGCCTTGATTTTGTCGATATTCAATTCGGTATCGGTAACCGCAACGTTTTCACCCTGAATTGTTGCTTCAACAGCCGCCAATGTTGGGAAAACAAGGTCACCTACAAGCCCGCTTTGCATCTTGATACCTAGTTTATCAATAATCAAGCCTTTTTCTAACGGTTCAATGATTTCACCGATTGTAACAGGAACCATGCTAGCCGCATCGGTTGTATCTGTAACAGTCACCGCACGTTCTACAACTTTAATACCGCCTTCCGATACTACTCCGTTGTATTCTTCCAAAGAGCGATGATTAACGACGTCAAAAACAGCCTGTGAAAACAACACGCGACGGTCTGACACCAGTCCCGCGTTAATATCTTCAAGTGCACGGCGTTCGACTTTCATTTCCAAAAGTTCTTTCTTTGTTTTTAACTGCTCAAACTGCTCTTTCTCGCTTGCGTCGAGTGCTCTTTTTTCCGCTTCTGCTTTATCCAACATAGCGCGCATCTGCTCTTTGTATTGAGCAATAGTTTCAAATTCTTTTCTCATGTTTTAAATTGATTTGCGTAAATTATTAATTTCATTTAGATAGTCTTTATTCTCGCCGGACAACTCCGCTATCGTATCGTCCATACTCCGCACCGTTACGTCTGTACCATAAAAAGCAGGATCAACAACGGGAGATATATCGGAAATCCGATCAATCATGTGTACAGTACGAAGCAACAACCCGTCTTTCATTGAATAGGAAACTTTTGTTTTATCCTTTTCATTTAAAGCATACGCAAAAGACGAACCGAAAATATCACCGCGTTTAATCATTTCTACGGCGAAATCTCCATCGGGAGTACTAGGAGCCTCAAACCTGTATTTTAATCCGTAGTCGTCAAGTTCAAGCGACAAAGTTCCCGCACCACGATTAGAACGAGCTAACAATCTCTGTTTATTATGATCTAACAGAGCTTTAACATCACAACTACGCAATAACTCTTCCGTTATAGCTCCCTTTTCGATCACCTCAACAAAAGCGCGTTGTTTTTCCCTGTCGTACAATACACGGCTTTCTTGTCCGAATACAACCGCATAACCTTCGATTATTCTTCCATCTCCAACTTTAGGAGCACCTAACTCTGTATAACTTCGTATTTCCATATTTTGCAAATATCATTTTACTATATGTTTGTTTCTTCGTTTTTGGGTAGCTCTACTTTTTGACTAGCCGCCTCGATTGGTTGAACATTGCAGGAGATAAACACTTTGTCGCCTCCTTCAACGGGCGGTTTTCCTAAAGCCCTACGAGTATCATTCGGGGAATGAGCTCCCATTTCTTCCAAAGCTTTATAATAGCTTGCTTGTGTCGTTAAATCGGTTTGATATAAGCATGACAAATCAAATGAAATACTATATAAGTGAGCGACTGAATTAGGAATCAGCTTGTAATTAAATTCAGCCTCGATTTGTTTCAATATTGGTTGCAGTGTATCAGTTAAAAAAGAAACATTGCTCATTTCAGAAGCTTTGTAATTAGTAGATTGTCCGGCAAATACTTTATCTGGGTGAACTCCGTAAAATCTACATATATCAAGAATACTGAATTTCTTTGTTTCCAATAACTGCGCATCAACCGGATTTATAGAAAGTTGATGAAATCCAACATCGCCGGGAACTGAAATAATGTCTCTTCCTGTGTTTAGTTGTTCCTCTATGCGATCTCCAACCGTAGAAAGTTGAATATCCGTCATACCTGCACCGGGCAACCCTTTATTTATCTCTTTTGCACCGGAAACAAGCCCCTTTATTTTACTTCCATTCTGAAAGGTTCGTAAATTCTGATTATCTGCACTCGCGGCTATGGAAAAGATACGGCTAGCGTACATTATTGTGCTTACTCCTGTATATCCCCCGTCCAAACTATTATTTTTAAGATGGATTATTTCGTAGGATTCAAAACGCCCATATATCCGGTTATATGGATCAGAAATAATATAAACATCATTCAATTTGTCATAGGTTACTGTATTATTTGCGCATAATACAAGCTCGCTGACGCTACCGAACTTTCGACGGATAACGATGTAGGCGTTTCCTTGATTTACGATTTGAACAACCATATTCCTAACCATTTCAAAACTATTCATTCGCCGGTTAGGCATACGGGTTAATATCGTATATAAATCGTTTTCCTCGTCTGGTGAGAAATATCCATCTTTTTTCCGTTTAATTATAAGCGGTAAAGACGCGATAGTCCCCGAAAGAATAGAAGTACATCTATATGCGGCTGAAAGTTTCATTGCTTGATTACTGTTATGCACATCTATTGGCTGACCGGGTAACGATGGTAATCGGGAGTTTATCGCCGCATCTTTATCCGTTGTGCTCATCTCTGCATTTAAGGCGCGTTTTTGCGTCTTTGAACGTCCCAATTCAAAATTAAAAGATAGTTTCATTATACCTCCATGTTATTAAATAAGTAGAATGTCATTAGGTTTGTTATAGTCGAATCAATCTTCGCGTTATGCGTTTTCTTGACTGGCTTCTTATTCATGTTCCGATCTTCGTCTAATACCGCATTACTAAAACAGTACGGCGTAATCGGATTAGGGCTAAAGGTGAGCTTACTCCGATACAAAGCAAGTTCAAAGGATTCGATAGGGCTTGTAAACGTTCCGTATGTCTGTTTAACAGGCTTAATATATTCACTCGCACCGCCTACGGAATAAGTAAGAAGATTCACAAATTCAGCCGATTTATAAGGATCATAGCCAACTCCCATAATTTGTAGATACTTTGCACGTGCAAGTATATCGTTTACTATTTGCTGATAGTCGATAATATCACCGTCACAAAGAATTAAATAGCCCGCTTTCGCCCAACCTTCGTAAAGTTCCCGATTCGGATGATCTTTCAAAGCTCCTTCTGGAAAATAGTAATCCGTATGTGAATGAAAAGAACCGCTTTCTTTCGAATAGATATTATAAGTAACCGTAGAAAAGTCGTCTCGAACGGATAAATCGACCGCCGCCATTGTTAACGGATAAGTACCGATATTCTCTATTCTAATATCTTTGAATCGTTCTTCGATCTGCTTCGCCTCAATCCATTTCGTTGTCGAATCAACCGCAAACACATTTAGTAACTTTGTCCGAAACTCTAGCGCGTCTGGTGCGCTATATAAAGCCTTCTGGTATGCGTCGATATAGAAATCTTCATAAACAGTTATACCCATGTGTGGTTGCACTTTACGCCACGTTGCCGGATCGCCTTCCTCGTCGTCTACGTCTGGCTCAAAGATGTGTGCAAATATGGAATCATTTTCAATCTCACCGCGTAGGATTGCTTTGTACATTTTCAACATCTCCACAAACGGAGCCGTTTCTTTATCGGATGCGGTAGTTATAACTACGGTTAAAGGGTTGAGCCGTGCGCCCATTGAGGAAGTTAATACATTCTTCAATGCGGCGCTATCGGCTTGTGAATACTCGTCTACTATTACCATGCTTGCGTTAAGTCCGTCTAATTTATCCGGGTTAGAGGCAAGGCAACGGGCAAAAGAGGTTTTTCCCTTTATGCGGTTATATATGATTTCTCGATTAATTTTGAAGTGTCTAAACTTCGGATCGAGAGACTTTAAAATATTACGTATTTCATCAAAACAGACTTTCGCTTGATTGTATGAGTTTGCAGCAACGTATGTTTGTGCGTTCGCATCACCGAACAACAAATCGTTAATCGAAAGACTCGCTACACTTGTTGTCTTACTGAATTTACGCGGGACGAATAAAAGAGCTTCACGAATCAAACGTTTGTTTGTGCCGGGCTTGTAAAACGCTAGAATGTTAGAGAACTGAAACACTTGTATCGGAGTCAGTTTGTATCTAGTTTTTCCCTTCGTGCCGGAAAACTTCAAACGCTCATAGAACGTGACGAACTTCTTTACTTCCTTGATCCGAAACTCGTATTTATCGAGGAAAACAAAGAAGCGGCGAACGGCTAGCAACTCGTAAAGGTTGTGCGCGTTCGGATTGTTAATACAACCTTTGATATACACATTTAGTCTTTCGTCTGCCTTGTCTAGCTTATACGAATCAACGTCGATGTTATGCAGATCGGAGACAACCGACTGCTTTAACGCTATCAGTTTATCTCTATTCTCCTTGTTCATCGCGATCTATTTTGTTTACTTCGTTAATCAAGTCGTTTACTTCGTCGTCATCAGATGCAGAAAGCGTTTGAAAGGTCAAACCAAGTTCGCGTAATTGTTTGCGCGTTGCTTCGAGTGCATCGAATAAAACTTTGAAAGCAGGATGCGCCGTAAGTTTATCATTATTTTCGCGGGACACTTCTTTCACGTATGACTTCATACGCTTCTTTGAAATATCGTTTAGTGCAATTTGAAACGCCATATATGAACCTGCGCAAAGAGTTATACAGAGGTCTAAATCTTCCGTATATGTTCCCTGCGACTCCATCGCGGCGCGAATCTTTTCTTTTATGTCGTCCAAATCACACATTTTTATAGGCTTTTTGCATATAGGAAAAGATCGCAAGTATTTGGTAGCTCGGAAGATGCGCGCAAAAAGTTTACCCCCAACGCGCACCCCCTCGTTTCAAAAATTACTCGCGCGTGTAAATATGAGGTGAGGTGGGTTTAGCGTATCGCGTTAAAAAATAAAAAAACCGCCCCCCCCTTCGTCGAGGTTGAGCGGTTGTAAAGAAATCGAAAAAGAGAATTATTCTTCGTTTTAGGCGACACTTACCGAATCGGGCATTTTAAATAGAATCGGCATATTTCTTGCCGTCTGTCTTTGCATTATTATTGCTTGTATCGCATCAATGTGATATTGTACATATTGTCTATCGTTCTTGTACAGTTCAGGGAGTTTAATAAAATCGTTCCATAGCTCAACGGTTTTATTTACCAAGTTTATTTCTTCTTCATTCATTATTCGCCTATTTAATCGTTATTATCTTTTAAGAACCGATCCGCAAAACGTTCCGTCATTCGTTTATTATTCGCCTGAACCGCCTCTTTCGAATGACTGAAAGCACGTCGATGCGTATCAGAGTGGCACGAATGGCAGAGACTTTGCAGATTGTTATAATCAAACATTAGCTGTCTCATTCCGAGTTCGTGCGATACAGACTCAACCGGGACAGTGTGATGTACTTCCGTTGCAAGCGTACTGCGATTGTTCGCCTCGCACATCTCACAAACCGAATTGCTTTGTAGCTTCTTAGCTCGAAGTAACTTCCATTTGTTGGAGTTAATCATCTTAATGTAATGCGGGTTTCTACTCATTGTTCGTCATAATTAAAAAGAATCTTATCACATTGATAACAATCGTGCAACTCCTTTCGTGTTGCCTCGATGTCGTCCGTTTCTATCTCAACTAAATGCGTCTCGGACACATCGCCCGATTTGCATTGAATACGCCTGATTATATACATAACGTTTCGATCCGGTCTAATCCGTTAATAAGTAATCTAATCCGTGCACAATTCCCGTCGCATCGAGTCGATTGTGTTTCCTGTTTATGTATCCGGCTTGCACAGCCTTTGCAGTTCTTAGACGGACACATTTGTTTATACACTTCGATAGCTTGCCGCCTCGTTTCGTCTCTCTGCATCCGAGCCGCTTCGATAGCGACTTTTCGGATTAAGCCACGCGAGCGGATGCGCTCGTTTGTGGCTTGTTCGATGTACTGTTTTACTTTACTCATTTTACCGTGTTATTTTTAGGTTTGTAATTCCATCCGTTTAACTCGTAGACTTTCCGTTTCGCCTCTTCCTGGGTTGCCGCATCATCTACCTTTGTGTCTCCGTCTGGATCGCGACGATAGATATTGAAGTGACGAAAACGAGGGGAATAATAATACTTTGATTGATTTTGTGTTTGGCTCATTTCTTTCTGTTTTGAATTAACTTTTTATTCACAAAGCCCGTGATAAAGGCTCATGCAGCTATATCCGCCTTCTGGTTCAAACATATCATCCATACCTACATCGTTACGGTTTACATACTCGAAAACTTCCTGTACTGTTGGATAAACTCTATTCTTACAGAATCGGCTGGGAATGTAACCAGGCGAGAAGAAGGACGAACCTTTCGGGGTTTCTTCTTTCATTCTTTGTTCTGCATCTATCAAGCGGATACGCCCGAATTCTTCTTGCGAAATGAGCTTAACTTCCTGTTTCCGACACATAATACAGGGATAGCAACCAACGCGGGAAAATCCACGAGAATACAAAGGATTTGGCTTTTGTCCAACAGATAAAATATGATTTATTACTTCCTGTGCCGACCACTGGAAAATCGGACGGGAAACACTGGCATCATAATGTTCACACCACTTAATCACCTCTTTTCTACGATAATCTTGCTTCCAGACTTCAACAATCTTACCTTTGCGATTTTTTCTTATGCGCTCGAAATATTCTCCGAAGTAATTGCACTCATAAGGAAGTTTGGCACGTTCTTCGCTTTCTTTTGCTCGAATACCTTGAATTATCAAGCAAGGTTCAGTAAGTGAGAGAATATAATCAATCATCGGTTTAATTTTCAATTCAGAGGTGCAGAACCTTCTTTGGGAAGACGGGAACCGGGAACGTTTGATAGACATATCCACAAAATCGGTATATTTTTTACTTCTCAAAACTACTAATCTTACATCAAGTTGCTGGCATACGTCGCTGATATGTTGATAGGTTTCGGGATGCTCCCAACCAGTATCACAAAAAACGGCTTCTATTTTATTGGCTCCGTATTTATTAACGGCTTGGATTAGACAGGCTTGCGAATCTTTGCCACCGGAGAAACTTACTATTATTTTCATTGATTCCTTTCTGTTATTATTTTACTCTAATTGTCTAACTCTTCAATTCTCTTAAATATTCCATGTACTATCTGCGGGCACATAGAATTTCCGTAGGCGTGGAAAACCTCTTCTTTCAACTTAGATTTGCCATACACGCCAGATGATTTATCGGAAAACCCATAACCCACGCTACAAACTGGTGGTTGACTAACCCACGAAGTCCCAACCGATAAAGATGTTCCGGAAAACATCCTGCGCTCCTTGACAACCTCTTGGCATACATCGGAGAAGAAAGATTCTCCCTCCGGTAATCGGACGCCGTCGGAGTAAGCAACCAGGTAACACCTGGCTCTTCTTTGGGGCGCACCTGCGTCTGAAGCGTACATAATCTTCCATTCAGCATTGTACCCCAATCCGGAAAGCGAATGGAGGATTTTTGCAAAATCTCTTCCGTTGTTAACTCTTGTGATATTGGCAACATTTTCTGCAACAACCCAGCGCGGGCGGATTTCATCAACCGCTCGGCACATGTGCCACCATAATCCGGTCCTTTCTCCTTCAAGCCCAAGTTGTCCCCTTCCCCCTGTTTGCTTTGCTTTACTAGCATCCTGGCAGGGGAACCCACCTGTAACGATGTCCACTCGTCCGCGCCAAATATTAAAGTCTGTTGTGGTAATGTCTGCATAACTTGTACTTTTAAATCGTTTTTCTAAAAAGCTCCGGCAAAAATCGTTTATCTCGCAATGGAAGAGATTTTCCCACCCCATCCATTCGGATGCAAGTTCCGGAGCTCCAATTCCGCTAAATAATGAACCATGTGTTTTATTCATTACTATCTTGTTTTGAGGGTTGTTATAACTTAATTATCTTCATTATCATTCTCCTCAATCTTGTCTCTCAACTCTTCACTTCCTGTCACTATAGCGTCGGTATATTCACTCGCCGTTTGCAAGTCATTGTTTAATACATGATTTCTCACAATGTTAAGTTCACCAATCAAACTATCAATATGTTCAATTAATGATTCATTTTCGTTGTTTTTACTATTCATATCTTTATTAGTTTGATTAAAATGGAAGATCATCACCCAACGCCGGGCGGCAATCTCTTACCGTAAACTTATTTACTTCAAAGGATTTTATAGAGCAAAGAACATAAGCTTTTCTATTTAAAGATTCTGCTAATCTTTTAGCCTCTGCCTCCGCACTTGTCAGATCGCTGTGTTTATACGCTGGGGTATGTTCACCCTCTACATATACCATAAAGAAAAAAATTTCTTTCTCATTCATAATTATCTTGTTATTAGTTATTCAATCCGTTCACCCAACTTTAAAACATACACCTCTTTCTTATCAGGTGCACCCCATTTCTTCCGACCAACTCCAACCGAAATACGATCCAACTTAAACAACATAGTTCGCGCGGTGTACCCATACCGGAAACGAACGTGTGTATAATGATCGCAACTACCAACCGGACAACCGTCACAACCTTTTGCGCTTGGATGAAGTCCGCAACACTTTAAGCGTTTGATCCAATACGGTTTTATTTCCCGATATTCTTCTTTCTTCTCGCCGGATTCGATCATTAGAAACCAAACCGCCATTAATGGTAAATCTAATATTCGCATAACTTTATTATTTATTAATTCTACACAAACATTCTAGGCTGCATCCGCGACAAAATGATTAGTTGTGCTTTCGGAATACCGTATGTTTTATAGTTCTGGAAATGGTCGTTAAATAGTTCTACGTCTTTCATCGAAACAATAATATTAATCGTTAATAATCTCGTCCTCATTCTCTACTACTTCGCTTTTTACAGGTTTCTTCACCGGAACGCGAATCGCCTTTTCCGTGAACTTGTTCGATAAATATTGTTTCGCCTGCTCCCAATCCGTAAAGTGTAAATTCGGATCAGTATAGAGCGAGATAATCGTAGAGTTTAATTTATCGAGTGCTCCGAAAGCACTTGAATTTATCGTACCGTCTAAGGGTGAAAACTTGGCAACTAAACCGTTATAATTCTCTGATACAAATCGGTCTATATATTTCCGATTTCGTTCGTTTGCCGCGACGGGGTCTGCTGATACATCGTGCAAATAATTTGTGTTTGATAGTTTTTTAACCATATTAAAATCCTTCTAATCGTTTCTGTCCGTTCATTTCGTCTACCTTGTGTTGTGGTAGTTTTCGTTTTGGTTTTACATACTCGAAATGTCGTTCCGCCTGTGATAGATCGTAGAACATTTCTTTGATTTCGTCCGGTAGTACTTCTTCATCATCATCGCCGGGCATCGGATCGGCAACCCGGAGAAAGCAGCCTAAAATGTACTGCATAATCTCGTATGTGCTTTTGAAATGATAGTCAGCGCGAATCTTATCGAGCCTTTGCCATTGTTCCAGATCGACGCGAACCGGAATCTTTTTAAAGTACACAAGTTTCTTTTTTCTGCTTCGCATGGTTTCGTTGTATTAATTATCTTCTACTAGCTCCGTTCAAGTCCAAGACGTTAAACATTTCATTTATTCGATCCGCGATATACGCGCCGTAAATACGCTGTATTTCCTTAATCGTTAAGTTCGTTGTAACATGAGTTATTGCCTCATGTCTCAACTCGTACCGACATTGGAAAATATACTGCATCACGTTTAGTTCAGTACCGAAATACTTTGCCGGGATTGGCTCGCGTCCTAGTTCATCAAAACAGATCATTCGCGGCGTACCGTTGTTGTAAGTATACAATTCTAGTGCATCCTTTCCGCGCATTGAAAAGCCGTTTGCAATACAGGAAGCCGAATCAATCCTAAAGCCACCGATCGGATAGCCGCCCTTTGCTTTGCCGCGTGTGAAATAGCTATATCGGTTTAGAATCTGCATAATAGTGCTTTTTCCTGTACCGATGTCGCCTCGTAACAATAACCCTTTATTCGCGTCTAGCTTCCCGGATCGCCCCTCTGTGTATAAAAACAATTGATTCATTAAGTTTTTATTCGAATCGTCAATCTTAAAGCCAGGGCAAACGTATTTGCAACACGCCTTAAACCATTCTGGGCGCTTTTCTACTTCTATCGGCTCGTCATAGTACGGTAGTCCGTATGATAGAATCGCCGCTATCGGTAGAGTCTGTTTGCTTCTTGTTTCCATATTCGTTTTTATTGTTCTTTAGTTCAAAAAATCCCGCCCAATTATTCGCAATCGATTCATCTACGATTTGAGATGCGACCGCCGGATTACCTTTGCTCAATTTCACTAATTTGTTGTAACATGCTTTGAGTGACTTTTCCGATTTGTAATTTTCCCGCCTGTCTTTCTTGTATTCAAGCCAAAGAGTAAACGTCTCTAAAAACTCATTAGATATAAAATCAAAATCTCCATGAGAGACTTTAGAGAGTATATTTATGTTTGGTTTCTGTTTTAGTTTATTATAGTCTGTACTATCCCCTGTATCATTGACTCCCTTAACTCCTGTACTATCCCCTGTACTATTGGCTGTCTCATTGGCTGTTTGATTGGCTGTAAAATTTACAGTAGTTGTTACAGTAGTTTTAAATTCCTTCACGAAAGAATAAGAGCTTATAATACGTTTGTTCTTGCCAGATTTATAATAAATCAATCCTGCATTTATTAAAGACTCACGGGCTTTTATTAGTGTTTTCTCATTCACGTTAAGCGCAAAACAAAGTTCAATGTTCGAGCAATCGAAAACGTCCCTCCAATCTTCGCCGTTACAAATAGCCACTAATTCGTAAAAAAGGGCTTGTTCGGTGGCGGTAAATCTGAAACGTCGTCGCGCTTTTCGCATCTTTTCGGTTAGCGTATATCCGTCTATATTCATCACACTTATAAAGTCTATCGAGCGACATAATAACTACAAATCCTTATCCCGATCGCCCGTCCTACTTTCAGGACGGAACAATAGCAAATAAAATTATTCTCTCTTCCTCCATTGCGACACGTTCGACAATCGTGTTTTACTTGCTTTTGTGCTGTTTTCTTCACCATTCTTATACCTCCTTTATTTTAATTCCATGAACGTAAAGCATGAGCTTACGTTTGATTATATACTCCTTTGTCCGAACACCTTTAGTATCTTCGACGATATATTCACCATCCCGATAATAAACGAAATCCGCGATGTAGTAAACTCCTCGTTCGATCAGCTTCTTTTTACGTAGCATCTTCCGCACTCCCTGCACTTCATAGAAACGATATTGAGGCGAAATAAGCTCATATTTTACTTGCTCTTGTAATCCGGTTATAATCCCCTTCTTTTCGAGTAGTTTCAACTCCTTAGCGCGTCGATATTCCTTTTTAGAGTCGTATCCGTCTATCTTTACATTGTTATACTTTGCCATATATTTAAAATTATTTGTCGTCTAACCAGATATTCACTACGCTGATTAGACGTAGAACATTAAACTTAAATACGAGGGCTTTCACCTCACGCCGTCCTTTTCGGCGGCATTATTGGTTAATAATATTATTTGGTAAAGTATTTATTTTTTCGCTTCATACGGATAAACATCTACAATCGCCGTTTCTTTGAGAAGAATCGAAGAATAATCCGCCATCGTTCCTTTCATGCCTTCGTCGAGTTTCTTCATTGCGTCGTGAATGTCTGCGGCTTGTATAAGTACATTCGTATACGTTCGTTTCTCCTTGCCGCTTTTCTCGTCAAGTGTAGTAAAAGCGAGTCGCCCGGCAAACCATTTATCGGCGGAATCCTCTTCGCTTGTAAATATCTCGCTATAATGTGCGCGGGAAATGTCGGACACTGTAAACTCACCGGAGATAAACGGCGTTACTTCTTCGATTATTCGCGCTTCTGCTTCGGTAAAACTTAGTGCATCGACTAAATACGGTTCAGTTACCTTCTTTTGCATCCCGTTTTCCATTACTTTCTCGTAGCGAATTTTCGTTAAAAACCAAGTGTTCATAATTTCGTGTTTATTAAAGTGTTTATAAAAATGTAATTAATCGTGTTGTGTTAGTGTTGTGACGGTACTTTCTTCATCAGTTTCTTTAACTCCTTCCGTATCTTATAAATCTGATTTTTAACCGGAACACTGTTTTTCGCTTCCGGCTTTAACGCCTCGATCTGCATCTTTAATTTTAAGACCTCTTTTGCCTTATCGACACAATCAAGTAAGTCCAGACCGGAGCGAATAGATTCGTCTATCATCTCGCTAGCCAACCGGATTCGATCATAGAGTTTCTTTATATTCTCCACGTGATCGGCTCGATTCATTTCGAGTATTCGACCGTCGTTTACATAGCCGTCATAAATGACATAATACAACTTGTCTACGTCCGGACGCCCTAGAAAATGTCCGAGGAATTGCCAATAATATTCGTCTTTTTCGTCAATGGTATTTCCGAACTGCAGCGATTCGATCTTTCCTTGCGACATGGGGCACTTGATCTCACCCAGAGCGATAACTTTCCCGTCAAATCCGTACACATAGAAATCCGGTGAATCTCCGAATCCTTCAAACGGTTCATTGAAAACAATGTCTTTAAAATCGGTTGTACACGACTTGATCTCGTTCATTAACTGGCTCCGTACCCATTCGACCGCTAGCGGTTCGTTTTCATGTCCCCAATCAAACGCCTTGTTGCTTCCGTTTTCTCGCATCGTCCCGGTTCTCCGCTCGTATCGTACTAAATACATCGCGTCTAACGCACCTTTACCAAAGGGACAACCTTTGCCCGCTTTCATCAGGTCGGGAAGCGTAGAGGCGGTTATTTTGCCCCGTCTCTTTTCCTTCCATTCGATTTCTTTTTGTTCACTTGATTTCATGTGCTACTAATTCTTTGATTTGTTCTTTAGTTAGTTTATATTTCGTCTGTACCTGTGCGACCGTAAAACCACCTGCCAGACCGTCGAGGATATTTTTCCAGATTGCCGATCCTGTCTCAACCGTAGGCAATGAGTTTTCTACTTTCGGAAGAAAAGGACGAATACGAAGCGAATCAACCTTTTCGCCGAAAGCGTCAACTAATACCGCTCCGATTTGGATTTGCTTGTTTATCCATGACTCAAAATTCGGATTTTTGAAAATTTTCGTCAATGTTTTGCAGTTCGTCCGGTTGAGGATCATCGGTTTTACATTTTCGAAGAAATAAGCGACGAAACATTCTTCTTTCTTTCCAGACGCGCCGACTACCTGCTCTTTTTTTGTTTCGCGGATGGTGAGAATTATATCTTTTCCATCCGGTAGGCTGTAAGCACCTAGATAGTCATAATTAAATTGAGTTTTCCAGTGTGTCATTATCTTGTTGTTTGGTTATTTAAACATCGCTTTCAATATGGAAACGAGAAGGATTACAGTTAGCAAAACAGTTACAGGAATCCATAAAGGAGACGTTACCCACCACCAAGACCAATTAATGTAATTTGTGAGTTTCAATACAATGAAAACAATAGTAAGAAGCCCACAAAAACCAATTTCACTACCTTTTGAATTATTATTTGTACTCATATTCTTTGTGCGGTTACCTAATACACCGGAAGGTTTTATTATTTTATTTAAAAGTTATCGTTTCCACCCTGATAAAGCGACTCATAACAGCGAGCGCAAACCGTTATTATCTTTGTCCCATGTCTGCCACGTTCGTACGTTTCGACCTCTAATTCTATTTCTTCGCCCGGTTCGATCTCTTCGCCGCAATCTTCGCAAACTAGAGTATCAGAAGGACACGCGCCAAGAACCGTACAAATTCGGCAATTACCGATACATTGAGGATTCGCCGCCATGTCGTTTCGTGTTTAGATAGTTACAGACTAGCACATAGATAACCGTGATAAATACGATCAATAGTGCGATAATTAATTCGCCCGGCTCCGGCTCGCCTTCTGCGAGGCTGCACGCTGAAAGCATTAAGATAATAGCGACGGGACTTTGTTTTAGTGTTAGCATGGTGTTTGTTTTATACTACCTTATTACTCTGTATGAATCTATCTATACTCGATAAATCGTACCAGATCATTTTTCCAAATTGAGAAAAAGAAATGAGAGCTTTTTCCCGTAACGTTCTCAAAAATTCATCCGAGCATCCTATATAGGATTTTGCTTCATCTTTACTAAGCCACTTCTTTACTATTGGCTCAACTTTTCCGGTTACTCTAGTTCGTCCCATTGTTCATTATTCAATCGTGTAACAATTAGATTATCTTTATCGGTTTCCGTTGTAAACAGTAGACCTTCGTCATATTTTAGATTTGTACAGGTCGGTCTAACTGAATTTCTTTTAGAACGAGGGAAGGTCATTGTTTCCCCGGGCTGCATCCCCCTTAAAAGGGCAGTTAATTCGTTTCTTTTTCGTCTCATTATCGTGTATCGTGTTATGTAGCCCCGAAGGGCTACGGATTAATATTAAATAGCCGCTTTCAATCGCTCTATATCTCTTATTAATTTTTCTTGCCTTGCTACTTCATTATCTGCCATTCCGTCAAGCCCGATACTTGCATACCATTCTGCATTGTTAATAGCCTCTTCTAATGCTACTTCTTTTTTCGAAATTAACGCATTAATGGCGTTCTTATCATGGCTTTCGATTAATATCTCTAAGGCTGTCTTTCTGGTTAAAGTTGCTTTCATAATCGTATTTATTATGTAGCCCCGAAGGGCTACGGATTAATATTAAATCTTCTGGTATCCGAATGAGTTCATAAACTTCTCCGCGCCTTTGAACGTTTTGAAAGTCTTGCTACTAGAAAGTGTACATGCTAAGAATCTTTGTCCGGCTGTTGTATTAATCAAGCTAACACAACATACCGTTTCGCTTCCTGCTTTTTTAAATTCTACGTCTCCGATCATTCCTATTTCCATTATTATCTATATTGTGCAGGGCTCTCGCCCCGCCAGTTATTTTTTTGTTATCTTATTTAATGCCGCAAAGTTTTGAAATTCTCAATAACTCTTCATCGCTCATAAATGCGAGGTCGAAAAATATACCTTCATCGAAAGGTTTGTTTTCAGCTAAAGCGGCTTGTTTCATGCTAACCATTATTTGAGTTATCGTATTGCCTTTTTCTTTATCGCTCATTCCTGCTTTCATAATTCTATACTTTTATTTGTTAGTTCTTGATTGATTGATTAACTTTGATGCGACAAAGATAGGTGACTATACTCTACTATGCAAATATTTAGTAGAATATATTCTATTAATTAACCTTTATTAGTAGGCGAAAGTATGACTATAAAAGACAAAATTCAGAAATACATTGATTATAAAGGAATTAGTGTATATAGATTAGAAGCAGAAGCTGGATTATCTAAGGGATATTGGGGGAAGACCAAAAGTATATCCGCCGATATTGCAATGAAAATTAGTAGAGTATACGGTGACATATCAACCGAATGGCTTCTGCGAGATAAAGGAGAAATGATTAAAAATGCAGAGCGAGAACAAAAAACAATCGAGATTTCCGAATCTGCAATAAGCGAAACAAAACGAAAAGGAGCATTAATATACGACATAGACGCAACATGCGGGCTAAGTGGTAGAGATATAGAATTTACAGACGAAAAAGTGATAGGAAGTATAGACGCACCGGAAATCAATCCGGATTCAAAGATTATATTCGCTACGGGCGATAGTATGCTACCTCTAATAGCTTCGGGCGACAGGGTAGTAATTAGAAAGATTGAGAGTTGGGATTATTTCAACTACGGACAGGTGTATTTAATCATAACGAATGAATACAGGCTTATAAAAAGAGTTCGTAGGCATCCTAAAGATGCGGATAATTTAATCCTGCTTCGTAGCGAGAATCCAGACTATGATGATATAGATTTACCGAAACGGGAAATTATTCATCTTTTTATTGTGGAGAACATTTTATCAATCAAAAACATATTATAAATCACTAAAAACAAAACAACATGAAGAAGCTATTATTTTTAGCACTACTATTATGCAGCGTTTCTGTATGGGGGCAAATCCAAACAAATGTAACAAAACAATGTTATCTATTATATGACTTTGACGGTAAATCTTTCAATAAGAATAAGAAGATAAAAGAAGGTACTACTATAACATTAACCAAAGAATCTGATCGCCTTATTGGATTCTACGAAGTTTTGTATAAAGGGAAGCAATATGTAATAAAAGAGAATTGCATAAATCAAAAGGATCTAAGTTTATTGCCCAAAGATAGCCTAGCGATTCAAAAGTATTGCAAAGCAATCACTAAAGCAGGAAAAAGGTGTTCTCGCTTGCATGAGCCCGGCAATGTGTATTGTTGGCAACATAAAAAAGATTCAATCAATACGCAAAATATTCATTCTCGACAACAAGATAGAGTCATCCACACGGGACCACGAGGGGGCAGATATTATATTAATAGCAAAGGGAATAAAGTATATATCAAAAAATAAAATTTATCATATCACCTCTAAAACAAACTCTGCATGAAGAAGTTACTATTTTTATCATTGTCTGCTCTATGTCTAAGCGGCTGTTCTTCTAAAACCGAGACGCCTTTAGAAATATACCTGAACGAGCACAATCAAAATTTAAAATCATTAGAAATAATCGAAGTTTCAGAAATAGACAGTGCATATTCTCCTTATAAAGAATTAATGTCTTTATCTTATATGTATTCAAAACTCGGTGCTGATATAGCAAAACTAAACGCAAAAGCATTTAAGGCAAAAAGCAATAAAGAGGCTATTGCAATATTAGATAGTGCTTTGAATATATATAATCAAGAAGATGCAAAGCTCGATCCTATAACAAACAAATGTTTTAAATCTATTGATTTCCCTGAACTGATAGATGAAAAAAATAGAATATATATAAAAGCAAAATATAAAATAGACGGGAAAACCCAAGAACACAACTTCTATTTTAATGAGGATGGGAAAACGATTGGGCATACGGAAGAAGATATACGCCAAAGTGCTAACGATGTTCTCTCTGGGTTAAATAGCGCACACGATGCAAAAAGAGAAATTGAAAAAGATAAAAGAGCAATAAAGAGAGGAGAATATAGATTCAATGCTCAATAACCGCCCAATAAACAAGTGTCATCGACCACTAAATCGAACTAAACATGAAAAACCGAATCAAATCATATTGGAGCAACTGTTTGTCAATCGCTGCGATTATATGTAGCGTTGTTGCTATTTGCGTTTCGTTACCATCCGCGCCGGAGTTAGGTATAGACTATATCGGGGTGATAGTAGGGATTTTATCGCTTTTGGTGACTATGTTAATCGGATGGCAGATTTGGAATGTGATTGCAATAGATAAGAAGATAGATGGTAAAGTAAAACAAACTAGCGATTCTTTAACGGAGAGTATCAATGTTACCAAAAAAGAAATGATAGAATACATTGAAAAAGCAAATGAAAAAAGCCAAACAGAAATAATGACGTCATTATTATTCATACAAGGAGATAATTTTTTATTTAAGAGTCAATTTGAAAACGCTTTACTTCGTTATTTAGACGTCATATCTGATATAATAGAAAAGCCATATATTGAGAACTATTCAGATGCAATAAACGCATGTATATTAAAGGCTAGAGAAGCTATGCGATCAGTTAATAACAATGAATTGAAAAGAGTATTGAAAGAGGAAAAGAAAGAATCCTATTTGAAAGCATTGTTAAAAATAGAAGGATATAAAGCAATAGATATAATAATATTTCTCCGTGGATTATAACATAATAACAATATGAATAACACAGAAATAATCGCAGAAGAAATTATAAAAATCGCCTACGACAAAGGGGGTCTTATAAATGCTGATGATTTGACAGAGGATCAAAGAAAAGCTACTACTGACAACGCGGTTGATTACGTCATGCGATTTTATGGAACTTTCTCCGGCGACGGGAAAAACCGATATTATGGTTTAAACGAAAAAGGATTTGAATTAGGAAGACGCGGATTCTTTAGCGGAGAAGAAAAGGAGAGGAAAAGACAACGAACAGGCGTAAATATAGCTATAATAACAAGCATTGCATCTGCCATTATAGCTATAATTGCAATAGTCGCAGATTATTTGAAGTAGTTCAAATAGACGGGTACATAATTTTGTTTTCCTGTTTTGATATACTCTAAAAGGATTTCAGTAAGTTCAAATAAGTATATACTATCTGTATTTTGAAAGCCCATGGTTCGAGGCTGTTCTTTGTGAGTAATGATTTGAATAGCTTGCTTTAAGCAAAATGCTCTTAGTTCTTCATCTGTCATAATAGTATGTTTACTATTAGCCGGATAAACTAGAAACAGATAGCTTAAATTCAAACAAATAATATTTGCTATTTCTGATTGATTGATTAACTTTGTATTGAAAACGTTCTTTGATAAAGATGAAATATAAGAGGTGATATTTATAAGAAAGGGAATGAGTACCGTTTTTTAATGCAAATTCGGTGCAAATAGATTTTATAAATATTATAAGATATTAGTTATAAGCGTTTTAGATGGTGTACAAAAACGCCTCTCACGCATGTAATACGAGTTCGATTCTCGTACCCACTACTATCTGATTATCAGCCTCTTACCAACAAGTAAGGGGCTTTTTTATTGCCTTATATTTATCTCAAAATATCGTTTTTAAGGCTCACCCGAAATTTCTTGGGGGTAACTATTTGTAGCTTTCTTTAAAGTGATTA